GTCCTCGGCTTCTTTCAACCAGAATTCAATGATGTTCATCAACTCTGCTTGGCGCGTTTCAATCGTCACGATTACGAACGCATCGCGGACATCAACCATGTCCGAACCGCCTTTCTTCTTGCGCCAGAGCTTCCTCGGTACGATTTCCATCTTGCCGTCGGCTGGCTCGATTTTCGAGGTATCGACGATGATTTGCGGACCAGCGGATAGACCTGCGTTGTCCATTAGGTTACGCACTGCTGCGTTCGCACCCTTCTGGCACTCGCGCATCTGTCTCGATACACCAATACCCGCCCAATGATCTTGACGGGACTGCCACACCATCACGTCATACGGGAACTCGCCAGAGTCCATGACCGACAAACTGATCTTGATTACCCGGTCATTAACCATCGTAACCATGCACGGATACTGATCTTTGGCGCCGCACGCACATCCGGCGGCTTCCATGTTCTCTCTGCTGACTTGGCCGTAGAAGTACCAAATCTCAAACAGATCGTCGTCATTGACCGTCTGATTGTCTTTTTGCTTCCTGCCATCGACTGCCGGGCTTGGGCCTTCAGTCAGGCACATATCGATCATCTGGTCGATATAGACCGGATTGCCCTCAGAATCGAGTGTACCCTTCAAATCCCGCAAGCCGCGCGCGGTAATGTCGTCCTTTTCCCATGTGTAAGCGCCGCGCTGGATGTCATTGCCGCAGTTCGGGTCTGGATAGAAATTCCCGTTCGGTACAAACACGCTGGCCGGTAGCGTTTCAGTCTTGATCTCTAGTGCAAACGTACCATCCTCGCCACGAACCGCCGCCCTGCGTGTCGATTTAACCGGTATCGGTCCCTTAAGTATTCCGGTGCCGGTTTGCGTGGTGCTGTCGATCACCTTCCGGACTTCGGCGTGATACCGGCATTCCACCAGCCAGTCATCAATCTGATTCTGTGCCGCCTCGCTCGCTTCTTTAGCCTGGTCAATGGCTTTCTTGGCTAAGTCTGCGACCGTGACCGGCTTTTGCTGTGGCGCTTGAGGCTGTTGCTGTCCAGTGAACGCGCCTTTGACCGCGCCCGCCATCCGGCTCATTACCCCTTGCGGCGGTTGTGGTTGCTCGACTGGCTGCATAACCGGCTGGCCGTCAGCTCCAGTAACCGGCGTCATGTCTTTGGTCTTGCGAATCAGGTCCGGCACTGGCGTAGGCCGTAATGCCCAATTTCTATCGTCGGTCGGCAATAGCATGTCGGCCACCCGAGCGCTTGCCGCATCGCAATACGGCCGGGTGATCTTCAGGAATACCGTGCTGCGGTTCTTGGTCTTGGCTTTGCTCGGTGGTGGCGTACCTTCGGCCGATCGTGGCTTGGTGAATCCAGACTCGTTGCGATTGACTGCATCTATGCCTTCGTAGTGGTCCTCATCTTCAGCCCAAACCTTTTCAATACCGGAAGCCGCACGCCCATCAATGGCGCGCTTGCGCTTGCCTTTGAGGATTTCCGCAAAAGCCTCGATGCTCACGAGGTTTTGCGTGCGGGTTGTGGTCATATTGGCCTTTGAACTGGAGAATTACGGGAATTTGTTTTCGTATTTCGGTGAATCAGTAACCGACTTCTGTATCGAATGGCTCAAATTGATCTATGAACGGCTCCGGCTTCGCTTTTCTCACCACCGGCTGCGCGAACGTCAGCCCGAGCGAATCAGCCTTGTCCGGAGATCTGAAGCCGCGCTTCTTCATGTCCTCTTTCTTTTCCATCTTCAGCCGGTTGCTGCTGTCGTAGCTGTACTTGATCTGCGTCAGGTCGGCATGGAGCTCGTCATCGTCCGGAATGTCGGCCGGTTGCGCTTTCAGCCAATCATTGATTTCGCCCCACATTTCCGCCCGCTTGTTGGTGTAGCGAACCTCGTCTATCGGGCTTTCGCCGGAATTGACTTGCACCAACTGACACTCTTCCTCGGGAACCAACTCAACCAGTCGGTCATAAACCCCTGCGCCGAGCCCGCCCACATCCACTGCGCACTGATCCGCGCCGATTTCCTTGATCGCCATGCGAACAATGCCGGCAACTTCCATCGTGCTTTTCTTGGTGTAAGGCCGAATCCAATGCACCTTACGTCCCTGCCGGAAGCACAACGATGTCCGGTCATCCCCAAACCTTGCCGGATCGACGCCGAGCTTCTTGTCACCAAACACGTCGGCTACCACGCAATCACGGGCAACCATAACCACTTCTGGTTTGATGTACGGGTCGGCGCCGGATACCTGAAACGCTTCTGCTGCAGTTGCCGGGTACTCTTGCTTGAACAGCATCGGGTCTTTAAGCTCAATGATCTTGGCGCGTCGCCAGGCCATCTGCTCGTCGTCCAGACCGTGTGAAGTCTTGTAAGCGCGTTCTTCATTGTCCAACTCAAAGCCGACAGGCACCGGCTTGCGGTATTCCTTCGCCCAATACCACGGCACGAAAATAGCGATGTACTCGCTCAAACCGGCTTCGGCGTCCTGCCAGTCCTTGTGAAACTCATTGCCGACGCCGTTTGCGGTTGATTCCTTGAATATCTCGGTGCCATCCTCATCCGGTATTGCCTGGATGATCCCGGCTGAGTGCTGTTTGGCGTTCGGCCAGAAAGCGACTTCGCTGCCGTGAAAGAATTGAACCGTCGAACTACGCCCTACCGCCTTATTGCCGGCAGTCCCGACCTTGTAGCCAGAATCGAGTTTGTCGAAATACAGTTCCTTGGCGTTCGCCGCGCTGGTGCTTGGTTTGACCGGCGCCGGGCAGTTCTCGTGATACCGGTTCGCCAACTCAAATAGATTGTTGGTTGCTTCTTCTTCGTGCGTCAGGATGAAGGCTCGAACCCCGCGCTGATGCGAGACACGCCAATAAAACCGCGCCTCAATGTACGTCGAACAGCCCTCTTGCCGACCTTTGAGGATGATCGCCCGGACCTTGCCCGTCTTTTCCCGTTGCTCTTCGACGCAGTTGTGGATGTGAATCTGCGCGTCGTTCAGGATCAGCGGCTCAATCTTGCCACTCTTGGTCCGAATCTTCAGGCACTTGGCTGCATAGTGTTCGAAGTCGCTTTTCAAGCGCTGACGTATTGCCTTTTCGTTTGCGTCCATCAAGCCAGGTCGTCAATCGCGGCCTCATGGGTGCCGCCAGATTCCTTGCTAGACGCAATACCGAACGCCTCGCGCTCAAGACCAACCCATGTCTTTGTGGCATTCGCCAGATTCACCGCAATTGAGGCGTGCGCACCAAGCGATACCGCCTTCATCAGCCTAGCTCGCCGCTCAATTGTTTTGTCGTCGGCGGTTTCAAGTTCAATCGCCGCCTCAAATTCCTCGCGCTTGCCAGCAACGTCAATCAGTTGATTGGTCAGTAACTCAACAAGCTGATTTCCTTGCTTGATTCTGCCTCGATGTTCGCGCACAACCTGGACAACAGTAGCTGCGGCGACCTCAATGATTTCCTTTTCCGTTTGAGGGTTCGCAGTGCGTACCTCGCTGCGTACCAGTTCGGTGCGTACCTTTTCTGCCACGCGGGCAGTTAAGTCGCGCTGCCATCCTTCGCCCTTAGCTTTCTTGCGAATCGCGCCTTCAGAAACACCATTCAGCCGACCAATTTCGCGGATTGACAGCACCCCGGCACGGTAATCCCGCTCAACAGCTTCCCAATCCACGGTCAGCTTGACTGGCGTTGCTTCCTCGCTCATTAACCGTTCTGCGCCGCCGACTGAAACGCCGACTCCATTGCGGCTTCCTCGTTGGCCTCGCCGCCGAGCAATCCCCTTGCCGCTTCCAGCGCCGCGTCGATGTCTGCGGCTGGTTGTGGTTCTCCGGGATTGGCCGAGACGGTGAATGTGCCATCCGGCAGCTTGTCAATGGTGACGGACATTCCTTCGCCTTCGGCCATTTCGTTGTGTGGCGTTTCCATTGTGTTTTCCTTGGTTTAGGCGATCACCCGCCCGGATTGCAGTTCGGCCAGCGTCAGCCCGTTGGTGTACTGAAAATGCGCCAGCTCCCTAAAGGTTTTCCAATCGCCGGCCCACTCTAGCCCGGCGCGCTTGCCGAGCTTGCCAACGGTCTGCCAGGCTTCCAGATCGTCCTTGTCGTCGTCGCTGGGGTCCTCATCGATCCCGTTGCCACTGGTTCCCCATATCGGTTTGCCGTGGCGCAGCGGCAGTACGTCGCCAGCGCAACCGTATTCGTGCCACGATTCGCCTGGCTTGGCGTTGGTGACTATCTTGCCCTTGGTTGTTCGTCCTTGGGCGAACAGCGCTGCCTGCGCTTCGCGATCGCGCAGCGTACAGATCAGAATCACCGTAATGCCGTTGCCGATGAGCCAAGGATCGACTGCGCAAGATTCGAGGAACGCTTTGAACCGGCTTTGCGCCGGAACAATCAGATCCTCAATTTTGCGGCTGTTGATCATCACTGAGCTCTGGGCGCTTTTGCCTGCGATCCATGGTGATTACTGCCACGATCCCCGCCAGAAATAACAGATTGGCGAAATTGATTGAGCCGCGTTCGTTGGTAGTAATTGCGACCGACAGCGCGGCCAGCGCGATTGCAATGTGACTCAATCCGATGGCCAAAAAGCGCAAATAAGGCACTTCCCGCCAACTCAGCGCGTTAATCACATAGATGCAGCGCACAAGCACGATGATGGTGGCGATGTAGATAATGAATTCGTTCATTTTTCCGATCCACCTTCGCTCTTACGCTTGCCGTACAGCAAAGCCAGCGGAATGACGGCCGGAATTACTACCCCAAGCGCGATAGCACAGGCCATGGACAGCGCAATATCGGGAATTTTTCGCGCCCAGGCGAAATACTCCCAAGCTGCCGCCATGGCTATTGGCGCAAATCCAGCCGAAAGCAAGGCGCCGAGCGTGACCATGGCCACCGTGCGCTTTAGCGGTGCGGCCGGCAAGTGAAGCACCAGCATCAACGAACCAATCAGGCCGCCGATCATTACGTCATAACCGAGCCCGAGGACGGATCCAGTGATGGTGACTGCGCCGGTAGCTACGGCTACGCCGGTCGCTGTCGATGTCGCTGGCTCGGCCATGCGCTGATCCTTTCGGAAATAAAAAGGCCGCCGGGAGTGAGTCAGCGGCGGAACTCGCAGTTATGCGAGGGGAGGAGACTTGAATTAGGTTGTCACGCTACTTTGTTTAGGCGTGCGAAATTAGCCTCAGTTGGGCTAATTCTCGCTTGCGCGGTTTGACAGTGGCGCAATGTTAGCACACTTTTTCCGTTTGTTACCGCACATTCT